CGAAGTACGCTTGCTCGCTCTGTGTCCGGAGCCGGATACCAGCTTCGCTGAGATTTCTGGCTATGATGTGCCGGCTAGTGTTTCGGTGTTCCGCCAGCGCTTTGATGCTCTCGCCGGCAAGGTAGCGCTGGATCAGGTCGTCGAGGTTGTCAAGGATGACTCTTTTCACGGACCGGTCTACAATCTTGAGACGGAGTGCGGATGGTACATCGGCAGTGGTATCATCGTACACAACTGCCGCTGCCGTATCATTCTGGTGAGGGCCGGTACCTTTAGTCAAACCCAGCAATGGCAACCGGTATCGACCCTCTTCATCACCGCACAGGACGTCCGGGACATGCAGGCTGGCAGGTATCGTGCTCAGGTAGACTTTCATCGCGCAGCGATTCACGAGCTAGGCAGTGTCATCGGTCATTACCGCAGGGTGGGGAAGCCATGAGTGAGAAGAAGTTCAAGCGCCGCGAGGTTGCGATCAGGCGAGTGGAGTGGACGGTTAAGCCGCCGGATCCTGAGGCTGCCGGCGATGACTACGACCGTTATGAAACTGATCGCATGGAGCTGATGGGGATCATCAAGGCAGAGTGCGACAACAATCAACCTCATGATCTCCGGGTCATCGAGCAGCCTGATGAGACCATTATCAGCTACGAGATCAAGCGCGTAGTCCTGAAGTGATAGAGGTCAAGGTGACGCTAGAGGTAGACAGCACTGAGCTTCAGATGCTGTATGAGGGTGTCCGTCGTGTTCGGCCATTCGCGGAGATGTCTCAGGATATGGCTGATCGGGAGATGGACTCGCGCACGACTGGGGATTGAGGTGGAGCATGATGGAAACTCAGACGGCACCGGAGATCCAGAGCCTGAGGTACCGGGCGGTGATGAGGCTGGCGTACAGTGTGGCCCTGCTGAGGCTGATGGAGTACAGCAGGGAGAGTAAGGCCAGTTTCGAGTTCGGGCCGATGAACCTGGATGCCCTGGAGAACCAGGGCCTGGTCATCAGCGGGGACGTTGCCGGCGCGGCGAAGATGCTGGCAGGGGTAGAGGGCCTCTTCCTGAGCGACGAGTAGGCCCGATAGATTTGTGCATGGACGGTACCTTCATTGTTCCCTCGCCCACTGGCTCGCGGTGGGAAGAGCTGTCGTCTGTCTCGCTTGCGCTAGCTCGGCAGACCCAGGGGAAATTGTTCGAAAAACATATTCTCTCCACGGGTGACCTTATCCACCCCAAGACCGGCGAGAAGATCCATGTTGACGATGCGTTCCTCGGCAAGATGGTCACCAACTTCAATAACAATGTCTGCGACATCGTTCAGGTGCCATTGGCGAACGATGATAACAAGCACGTGGAGAACGCCGACGTCAACAAGGGCGAGGTTACCGAGCTGCGCGCCCGTGGCGGCAAGCTGTATGCCGTGGTGGATGCTCGTGAGGACGCGCACAAGTTCGGCAAGACCTACCTCGGTGCGTCTGCCTTCATGTCCACCAACTACACCGATTCCCGCGACGGCAAGAAGAAGGGTCCGACCCTGCTGCATGTCGCCATTACCAATCGTCCGTATGTCGTGGGCCTAGAGCCCTTCAAAGAGATCATCGCAGCTACTGCCACCTCCGATAGTGATGCGGAGATAGTGGTGCTGACCCAGCAGGAGGAAATCACCGTGCCCATGACCAGGGAAGAGATGCTTGCCGAGCTGAAGGCAACGCATGGCATCGACGTGGAGGCGCTTCAGGCGTCTGCGGCGGCACCGCCTCCGGCATTGCAGGGCATCGACCCTGCCAGCCTGACCGCAGCTCTCACCGCCGCGCTTCAGGCCAACCCCTCGCTTCAGCTGTCTGCCAGCAACTCTGAGCAGATCACCCTGGAGGATGTGGTCGGCTCGGTCGTGGAGCTGAGCCACCAGAACAAGGTGCTGTCCGAGGGCTACAACGGCATGCGCCAGGAGCGCGCAGCTGAAGTGGTGGATGCGCTGATCGGCGAGGGATTCATCTTCCCGAAGCAGCGGGCTTTCGCCATCAGGCTGAAGCTCACCGGCTCTGCGGAGGACTGGACGGAGTTCGTGCCGGCCGACAAGGTTGTGCCGGTGAACGAGAGCGTCGGTTTCACCGCTCCGCGCGATGAGCAGGAGGTGCAGGCACAGGACGCTGAAATCCTGCGGCTGTCCGAGGTTTACACCAAGCACGTCGCCTCGTCCAGCAACGGGCGCCGGCACTAGCAAGTACGGGGGCGCAGAGGCTAGCAGCCCGCCCGAACGTTTGAGGGAGAGTGGCCAGGGATGGCTAGCAGGGTAGCGCAGTACGGAAGGATGGCTCTCTAATGGGCGCGCAGGACAGTTACCAGTTCGATCCAGTGCCGGGCATGGTCAAGCCGACGCACCAGTTCGGCCGCAGCTTCGGCGATGAGTTCCACGCTCCATCCGATGACGAGCTGCTCGCCAGCTACGCCGCGTTCACTCAGCGGGGCGTGACACTGGCCGGCGGTCAGGGCGTCCTGCCTACTGGCTGCGCGCTGGCGAACCACACTGCCTCGAAGCAGTACTTCGTGAACGATCAGCTAGCCACGGACGGGCGGCAGACCGTTCTCGGCCTGCTGCGTGACGCCAGGGATACGGGCGGCAACGGTTCCACCGGCCTGCCAGGGTACACCTTCTCCGGGCACACGCCTGTCTTCCCGGCCTCTCCGACTGGCAAGGTGGCAGCTCCCTGCCTGGGCAACCTGGTGATCCGTGGCATCGTGAACCTCTCCATGGTGTCCGGCGGCGACTCGTATTCGCTGTTCGGCGGCGTGACCGGGTACGGCGGCGGCCAGCCTCCGGTGAATACCGGCGGGGGCATCGGGTCGTACGCAGCCGGTTCTGCCGGTGTCGCGGCGGGCATCATCGCCCAGCTGAACGCGAGGATTGACCCAGTTGCTTTTGAGTTCATTTTTTGATTGACAGTTGTCAACCTAGTACGAAGCTCCCGGCTTGGGCGTCACACCACGCAAGCCGGGAGCTTTCATATGTGATTAACTGGCTCGGTGTCGTTCGATGTAGTCAGCGGCAGCGTGGAGTAGGGCAGGGTCATCATCGAACATGCCGATTCCTTTGTTACATTTACCACAGAGCAAGTCGCGTAGTGCTTCTGTCAGGTGGTCGTGGTCTTGCTCCAGTGCCCAGACACCATCGCGCCGAGAACGGCTGTCTGGTACAGGTGGTTTTTTGCAGATCATGCATATCCCGTTCTGCGCTTCTGCTTTTTCTTGAAACTCTTCGGGTGTCATACCGCCGTAGCGGCGGAAGCGCTGGGTGAGCCGCCAGTACGATACCTGATCCCGACAAGACCTGCCGCAGTATTTCTGGTTACCTTTTCCCTGACTGTTTCCTTTGACAGCAAAGGTTCGGTTCGGTAGAGCACAGTTTGGGTTGGCACAGACTAGTTCGTAGTCCGGCTTGCCTGGACAGTCTGACCGACAAGTTTTCTGGTCTATGGCGTGTGGCTGGTAGACATCTCCGCACCTCTCGCATGGCCGGGGATCTAGGTTAGCTCCGCGCTCCTCTGCCAGTCGGGCGATGACTACTCTGGCTTTGCTTGTGGACGAGCATTTCCGGCCTGTGTCCTTGCCACAGAACCACTGCTTCGCTCTGGATGGGGTGAACTGGTTATTGCAAACCATGCAGGTTCGCGGTTCGGCGTTGAGAAGTTTTCCTCTGGTCATGGTGGGCTCCTGGCCTCTAACCGATAAAGATATCTGAACTAGGCCAGCTAGGTGATCCCTGAAATGGGAGGCGCAGGCCGGGCACTTGTGTGGGTGTCGCTGTCCAAGAAGACTATCACACTTCTAGACAGTGGAGTTGAGATGCCTGACATAAGTCTACTTGAGCCGGTGGTGCTTCGGGGAGTAGTTGAGAAGTGGACAACTCCTGAGTCGCTGACCATGCTGAGCCGGATGGACCAGACTCCGTGGCCTTACCCGTCTGCTGTGTGGGATGTGGTCAAGGGATCGCGCATGATCGCTGTCCCCAACGTCCCGAACTCCGAGGCGCACGTTGTCTCCCGTCTCGGCCGCCAGCAGGAATCGGCTGCCTTCATCTACCTCAGGGAGAAGAAGGTCTTTCAGCCCACCACGCTGCACTGGCTGCGCGAGGCCGGCACCCTGGCGGGCATCAACGCCGAGCGCGCGGTGCTCCGCGAGATCAACGACCTGAACATCCGCTTCGACAACTTCGCCGAGTGGAGTGTCTGGCAAGCTTTGACCGGCTCGCTGTCCTACAACTACCCGGACGTGCAGGGCACCGTGTCCTACGGCTTCCCCGCCTCCCACATCATCACGCTCGCTGTGCCGTGGGCCACCGGTTCGTCCAACCTCGGCACGGTTGGAGCGGAACTGGCCGGCACGGTAGGCAACTACAAGAGCCCTCTGGCCATCATCGAGGACATCCGTTCCTGGAAGCGCATCGTGCAGGTGCACGGCCGCGTTCCGGCTCGCGAGGTGTTCGCCACGCAGGTCACCATGGCGGCGCTCTTCGAGGCGTGGGCGGCAGCCACTTCCGGGGCCACCATCTCGATCATGGGCTCGATGATGAGCGACCGGATGAAGGACCAGTACTACGGCTCCGGCATCATCGACGGCTTCATGGGCCTGACCTGGACGCAGATCGAGCAGGTCTACGAGTCGGTCACCGGCAACCTGACCTTCTACGTGCCTGACGGCGTGCTCTACATGGGCAACTACACCGACCAGCGGCCCATGGAGCTGATGATCGGCCCGTCCGCTGACGACGAGGCCGGCAACGGTTTCACTGGCAAGTTCGCGAAGACCTGGAAGGAAAAGGACCCGTCAGCTCGGCAATATTTGCTTGAGTGGTCGCTCTTGCCGATCATCACGCGTCCTGAGCAGATGCTCTACGTAACCAACGTCGTGACTTAGGGTAACC